AACTCATTAAGGAAAACAAGGTATGAACGAAGGACTAAAAATAGTGTTAGAACGCATGCGCACAAACCCCGAAGAGTTTGGTGAAGACTCTAAAAAGTGGAGGTGGGTCAATGGCTTTGCCGACGCTTTGGATGCTGACGAATTAAAAGCGTTAGCGGCTGGGAAAAGAGAAGCATTGAGAGAGCTGTTCACCCGTAGAGTTATGGCTACGTTGGTGATGGATGAACGTGAAAGTGAAAGTATGTCGCAGTTAAACGCGGCAATATCGGGGGTAAAAGCAGCAATAGAGTCAGGAGTGATAACAGGAACGGCGATAAGCAATATAAACTATAAGCCGAACTCTATTACAACATCGACAGATTCCCCTGGCAAATTAATCTTATCGCAGTCAGAACTTATTCGACTCAAAGCAATGATGAAAGAAGTTGAATGAATATACTTACCATAGACTTTGAAACGTACTACGATCGGGAGTTCAGCCTGACCAAACTGACTACGGAGGAGTACATCCGTGACAACAGGTTTGAAACCATCGGCGTATCGGTGCAGGTTAACGACGGTAAACCTAAATGGTTCAGCGGTAAAACAGAGGACCTATACCAGTTCCTGAAGGAGTACGACTGGGGGAATAGTTTAGCCCTTGCGCATAACGCGATGTTCGATGGTGCCATCCTTAACTGGATCTTTGACATCAAACCGAAAGGTTGGTTAGATACATTGAGCATGGCCCGAGCATTGCACGGCACTGAGGTGGGTGGTAGCCTAGCGGTATTAGCGAAGCACTACGACATAGGGCAGAAAGGTGATGAAGTCATTCATGCGTTGGGTAAACGACGAATTGATTTTTCTGCTGCTGATCTTGCTCGGTATGGCGCTTATTGTTCCAATGATGTTGCTCTTACTTATGATCTTTTTGGATACATGAGCAACGGGTTCCCCCAAACGGAACTTCGCCTTATAGACCAAACCATCCGCATGTTCACCGAGCCAGAACTAAGGCTCGATGTGAAAGTATTGAAGACGCACCTGCTTGAGTTACAGCAAAGAAGGAAAGAGCTGGTACAAAACTTCAGTGAAGCCGATTTGATGAGCAATCAGAAGTTTGCCGCTATATTGACTGCATGGGGCGTAGAACCCCCAACGAAGATTAGCCCGACGACAGGCAAAACAACTTTTGCATTCTCAAAGACCGATGAGGAGTTCAAGGCACTCCTTGATCATCCGAACGTAGAAGTACAAAACTTGGTAGCCTCACGGTTAGGAGCTAAGTCCACACTGGAGCAGACTCGGACGGAAAGGTTCTTGGGTATAGCGTATCGGGGCGAACTCCCTGTGCCCCTGCGGTATTACGCTGCACATACGGGCAGATGGGGAGGTGACGACAAGTTGAATTTACAAAATCTCCCAAGGTCGTCTCCACTTAAGAAAGCAATCATAGCTCCTGACAAATATCAGATCGTCGATTCCGACTCATCACAGATCGAAGCACGTACGCTTGCTTGGCTTGCGGGGCAGGATGATTTGGTCGATGCGTTCGAGAAGGGTGAGGACGTGTACAAAATAATGGCATCGGCGATTTACAACAAGCCGGTGAATGACATAACCAAGGACGAGCGGTTTGTCGGTAAGACGACAATCTTAGGCGCAGGGTACGGCATGGGGGCTAAGAAGTTTCAGGCGCAGCTTAAGAACTTCAAGGTGGAGGTGGAGCTTGAGGAAGCGCAGCGCATCATCGATACGTACCGCGAGACATACCCAAAGATTCGCCGACTGTGGTTCGACGCAGGGGAAGCCCTCTCAGCCATTATGAACAATCAGCAGACCTTTCTTGGGCGCGACGATTTGTTAGCGGTTGAGGGTACGAAGGGCATTAAACTGCCGAACGGCCTGTATATTCGGTATCCCAATTTGCGTATGCACACTGCTGAAGAAGGCGGTAAGAGCGAGCTTGTGTACGACACACGCAAAGGCAAACAGACTGTACCGAACAGGATTTACGGTGGGAAGGTTGTTGAGAATGTGTGCCAAGCATTAGCACGAATTATCATCGGCGAGCAGATGCTTTTGGTCGCGAAAAAGTATAGAGTTGTGATGACGGTGCACGATGCTATTGCTTGTTTAGTTCCAGAGATGGATATAGACAACGGTGTTGAGTACGTCGAGTTGTGCATGAAGATACGCCCATCCTGGGCACCCGAACTACCTCTTAATTGTGAGGCCGGACATGGTTACTCTTACGGTGATTGCTAGGAGCCCCGAATTGAAAGTGGAGACTGTTATGGATTATGCGGAACACATTCTCAACGCAGAGAAAAATTTACGTGACGCATACAATTTGATGCAAGAAGGTAGGTCCCTCGAAGCCGCAGCGGCTGCTCTTGAAGCAGTAGCAGACGCAAAGATGGCATACACCGCTATAAAGTACACCAACCCAAGGGATGCTGCGTAATGACACACGTTGCTTGGTCGTACAGTAGCCTGAAGACATTCCAGCAATGTCCGAGGAAGTACTATCACACGAAGGTAGCTAAAGATTTTCCTGAGCCACAAACTCAGGCGATGCTGTACGGCGAGCAAGTCCACAAAGCTGCTGAAGACTTTATTAAGTCAGGCACACCCATACCCGAGAAGTTCGAGTTCATCCGTGAGGTTGTCGAGCAGCTTGCATCCCTGCCTGGGGAGAAGCACTGTGAGCTTCGCTTAGGGTTAACCAAAGACCTGAAGCCTTGCGGATTCTTTGATAAGAACGTTTGGTGGCGTGGGATTGCCGACTTGGTTATCGTGAACGAAGAGAAAGGGCTCATCCACTCGATAGACTACAAGACAGGCAAGAGTGCTCGGTATGCTGACGTACAGCAACTTGATCTTGTAGCAGCGGGTCTGTTCGCTAAGTTTCCGAACATTACAAAAATAAAGTCGGCACTGCTTTTTGTGGTGAGCAAAGAGTTCGTTAAGGCTACGCACCAAGCGGATATGGTTGAGCAGTACGTAAGCAAACCCGCGCAAGATGTAGCGCGTATTGAAGCTGCTTTAGAGAATGGGGTATGGAACCCCGTTGAGAGTGCGCTGTGCAAATTCTGCCCAGTGAAAACATGTGAGTACAACAGGAGCTAATCATGCCCTATGTAAACAAACCACGCCCGTACAAAAAAGAGTATCAACAGCAGTTAGCTCGGGGGGAGCACGAGAATCGAATGGAGCGGCAACGAGCCCGTGAAGCCATCGATAAAAAGAACCCCGATCGTGACAAAGATGGGATTGCGGACATACGTGAAGGTAAAGACGTTGCTCATCGCGTAGCACTCTCAAAGGGTGGCACAAACGGTAACGGCACTCGGTTGGAAAGCGCAGCAAAGAACCGATCGTTTAAGCGTAACGCAAATCACAAACTTGTTTCGGAGACTAGTAAAAAGGAGAGCAAAAAGAAATGACCGATGAACAAAAGTGGCTTTTAATTTATGGGCGACAGGAAGTGCCTTGGTATAAAGTAATAACCGGACTGACGGGAGAACAAATAACTGATCCACTTTTTGAACGACTAAGAGATGCAGGAAAACTTAAAGCAGACATAAATCGAATGACAGTTAGACTAAAGGAAGAAAATGAATCTATCAGAGTATGAGTGGCCCTGCCCAAGAGGGCTCGCTCCGTTTGAACATCAGAAGGTGACGGCTGAGTTTTTAGTGAGTAAGCGAAAAGCATTTTGTTTCAATGAGCAAGGTACAGGCAAGACTGCATCGGTTATCTGGGCAGTGGATTATTTGATGAACATCGGATTGCTGAACCGAGTGCTTATCATTTGCCCGTTGTCGATCATGAAGTCTGCATGGCAAGCCGACTTGTTCAAGTTTGCTATTCATCGGAAAGTAGCCGTAGCTTATGGGTCGGCGGAGAAGCGCAGGGAAATCATCAAGGGTATGTCCGAGATCGTTATCATTAATTTTGATGGTGTCGGCATAGTCAAGAAAGAGATCGCTAACGGTGGGTTTGATTTGATCGTTGTCGATGAAGCGTCTGCCTACAAGAATGCGCAGACTGAGCGGTGGAAAGACCTACGCGACCTGACAAAAGTCATCAAGGGGTTGTGGATGTTGACGGGAACCCCTGCCGCACAAGCACCTACCGACGCATTCGGTTTAGCCAAGCTAGTGAACCCCAACGGTATACCCATGTTCTTCGGGCAGTTCAGGGATATGGTGATGCAGAAGCTGACCATGTACCGATGGATACCTAGACCCAACGCCGAGAAGATTGTTTTCAACGCGCTGCAACCCGCGATACGGTTCGAGAAAAAGCACTGCCTCGACCTGCCCCCCGTTACGTTTGCGGAAAGAGATGCACCCATGACTCCGCAGCAAAGAGCCTATTACGCAAAGCTAAAGAAGCAGATGCTGATCGAGGCAGCGGGCGAAGAGGTATCTGCTGTGAATGCAGCAGTACAGATAAACAAGCTGCTACAGATTGCTGGTGGTGCGGTGTATGCCGACTCGGGTGAGGTGTTGGAGTTTGACGTGAAGCACCGACTGAACGTGGTGCAGGAAGTCATCGAAGAAGCCTCGAACAAAGTGCTGGTCTTTGTACCGTTTACACACACGATCGAGTTGTTGGAGAAGCACCTGACCGCAGCAAAGATTACGTGTGCGGTTATCAACGGATCAGTAAGCGTCAACAAACGATCCGAGATTGTGAAAGACTTCCAAGATAAGCCCGAGCCCCGAGTGCTTATCATTCAACCGATGGCAGCTTCGCATGGGCTTACACTAACCGCAGCCGACACCATCATTTGGTACGCACCTTGTTCAAGTGTGGAAACGTACCTTCAAGCAAACGCACGAATCGATCGACCAGGACAGAAGAACAACATGACCATCGTGCACATCAAAGGAAGTCCAGTCGAATCAAGGATGTACAGCTTGCTGCGTAGCAACATCAACGACCATAAACGCGTCATTGATTTATATAAACAAGAACTGTCTGAAGAAGAGTTGACAGTGTAAAAAGTTATGGCATAATAGCCGTAACAACCACAAGGAGCTAACAATGGATGAACAGGTCCAGGGGGCTAATCCCCCCCTAGATTTAGGCAAACTGACTGAAGCGTACATCAAGCTACGTGATGCCAGAGCAAACCTAAAGAAGACGTACGAGGCTGAGGATACAGGCTTAGCCGAGCAAATGGGTGTTATCGAATCTGAGTTGCTGAAGCAGTGCGCAACGATGAACGCCGACAGCATCCGCACCCCACATGGCACGATCATTCGTTCAGTTAAATCACGGTACTGGACTAATGATTGGGATTCTATGTATCAAGTTATTAAAGAACGAGATGCATTTGGCCTACTAGAGAAGCGACTTCATCAAACAAACATGAAGCAGTTTCTTGAAGAGAATCCCGATGTTCTACCGCATGGCTTAAATGTAGAGAACGCTTACTCCGTGGTAGTTAGACGTGCAAAGGAAAAATGAGATGGGCACAGTAGCATTATTTGGATCAGACCTCCCCGACTTTCTACAGAATGCAGGGGTTAGCGAGCTAACTAAAAAACTCGCAGGTAAGACAGGCATAGCACGGATCGTTCCCAAAAACGGAATCTTCCGTAAGGTTGTCGGCGGCGAGGAGATGGGCAAAGTCAAAGGCTCGATCAAGACCGTTATCGTCAACGCATCCCCCGATGTTGGGCGCATCTACTACGCAAAGCAGTGGACCCCCGACGCTGAGCCTACAGCTCCCGATTGCTTCTCGAACGATGGTCGTACACCGGACGAAAAGGCAGCAAACAAACAAGCCGATCGGTGCGACTCATGCCGACAGAATATCAAAGGCTCAGGCCAAGGTAATTCTAAGGCTTGCCGTTACTCACGTAGGCTGGCGTTGTTATTGGAGGAGGACTTTGGTACTGCACTTGAAGGTCGTGTGTATCAGATGAATCTTTCATCCAAGTCGTTGTTCGGTGACAGCTTGAGCAATGGCACACACCCGTTCGAGAACTACAGCAAGTATCTTGCTAATAACGGCGAGAGTCTTGATTTTGTAGTTACCGAGATCAGCTTTAACGAGGATAACGACAACCAATCCGTGTTGTTCTCTCCCGTGCGTAGGATCGTGAAGCAAGAGTACGAAGTATCTTCTAAGGCAACAACAAGCCCTGAAGTTAGCCGTATGGTGATCATGACTCCCTACCAAGCGGATATGACGGGACGTACCAAGCAGATAGCAGCACCAAAGAATGATGATGCTGAAGACGCTAATGTTGTCGGTGAGCCGACTGTACGGCAGAAAAAAGCGGAGCCTGTTGTGAAACAGAAAGCCGACTTGAACTCCGTGCTGAAGGCGTGGACGGACGAGGAGTGATATGAGCTATGGCTACAGTCACGATCTAGTTGAGGCAAACAAAGCCGCAGATCGTAGGTTGTTGGGTGTGGCCTTGGGTCGATTCTGCATTAATCGGGGAATCAGTGTGATGGAAATAGCGGAGCAATTCGGTGTTTCCCGCATGACGGTTTACAACTGGTTCAGGGGAGCTACGCTCCCTACCCGAGCTAATGAAGAGCTGATTCGAGGTTATTTAGTACGCTTCACGAAACATCGGAGTTAGCATGACGTTCGACCTGCTTGACACCGTGTTGCCCACGGAAGGGCGGTACTGTGTGCTTGGTATTGGTCGGTACGCAGAACAAAAGTTTGTAGAGACGCGAGAAGAAGTAACAGAACTCGCACAAGAGCTTGTTGATGGAAAGAAGGATGTTTACTTCGGATGCGCAAAGTTCGGTGAGCTAAATAACCGCACACACGCTAACGCTAAGTATTTCCGCGCTTTATGGCTTGATATTGATTGCGGCCCCACAAAGGCTGTACCCGATGAAAAGGGCAGGATCAAAGGCTATATCGATCAGCAAACTGGACTTGAGGAACTACAAAAGTTTTGCACCGCAACGGGATTACCTAAACCTATATTGGTTAGTTCTGGTAATGGTGTACATGCGTATTGGCTATTGAAAGAAACGATAGCAAAAAATCAATGGGATGCATTAGCCGACCGGCTGGAAGATTTGTGTCTTGAGCATGAATTGATTGTCGATTCAAGCGTGTTTGAAGCGTCAAGGGTGCTACGTATCCCAGGTACGTTTAACTTCAAAGACATAACCAATCCGCTGCCCGTGGAGGTGCTAAATGAAGATACACCACGGTTTGACTACGAAGAGTTAAGAGAATTATTAGGCGCACCTGAGCCAAAAGAAGAGAAGCCTGACTTCATCCCACGGTCGTTAAGTCCGATGATGCAAGCACTCATGAAGAACAAGGTCAAGAAGTTTAAGACCATCATGATCAAGTCGGTTAACGGTACAGGGTGCAACCAGCTATTACATTGCTATGAGAATCAAGAGTTTTTAGAAGAACCGTTTTGGCGGTCCGCGCTATCTATTGCAGCTTTCTGCGTAGACAAAGACAAGGCAGTTTACAAACTATCGAGCAGGTACCCCAACTACGATCCAATCGAAACTGAAAAGAAAGTCGATTACCTGATCAAGACGGGTGGTCCGCACCACTGCACTACGTTTGAAAAGCATAACCCAGGTGGTTGTGACGAGTGCCCACACAAGGGCAAACTGAAGTCGCCGATCATGCTCGGTGTTGAGATTGAGGAAGCGCAGGACGAGCCAGTTGAAATTAGAGACGAGAACGATGTAGTTAATTTCTTCCAGATACCTGATTACCCATTTCCTTTTTTCCGAGGGAAGAATCGTGGTGTTTATCGGCAAGCAGATAAGGACGAGGAAGAAGGCGCAACGCTTGTATACGAGCATGACTTGTGGCTAGTCAAGCGCATGAAAGATCCAGACTTAGGCGAAGTGGTCTTGTTTAGGCTGCATTTGCCACAAGATGGGTTGCGTGAGTTCACGCTCACAGCAGGAACAATTTGTACGAAGGACGAGCTGCGCAAGTCGTTGGCACAGCAAGGGGTTGTTACCTCTAAGAAGCAGTATGACAGTCTTGCACAGTACGTTATTGCATCACTGAAAAACTTGCAGTTTGAGAAAAAGGCAGAAATGATGAGAACACAATTTGGTTGGGTTGATAACGACAGTAAGTTTGTTATCGGCGATAGAGAGATCACAAAGAATGGTGTGTTTTATAGCCCCCCATCGCATACTACTCGCGACGTAGCAGAGAAGATGATCGTCAAGGGGTCGTTAGAGAAGTGGAAAGAAGCATTCAATATGTACGCACGGCCAGGATTGGAGCCCCATGCGTTTGCTGCACTTACTGCGTTTGGTTCGCCGTTGCTGAAGTTCACAGGTTTGGAAGGGGCGATCATCAACTTGATTCACCCAACGTCAGGCTCAGGCAAATCGACCGTGCTGTATATGTGCAATAGCGTCAGTGGGGAGCCAAAAGGTCTGACATCGATGTTCAAGGATACGTTCAACGCAAAGATCCACCAGATAGGCGTTATGAATAACGTAGCAAACACAATCGATGAAATTACTAACCTGACAGGTATGGAGTTTTCGGATCTTTCGTACAGCATTTCTCAGGGTCGCGGCAAGAACAAGATGAAGGGGTCGTCCAACGAACTGCGCATCAACAACACAAAGTGGCAGGGGATAACGTTAGCTTCATCCAACGCTAGCTTCTATGAGAAGTTGGGCATCACAAAGAACTCACCTGACGGCGAGATGATGCGGTTGCTTGAGTACAAGATTGAGCCGACTACAATAATCTCGACCGAAGAAGGTAAAGCAATGTTTGACCACCAACTTCGTGAAAACTTTGGGCATGCGATGGAGCCCTATGCGCAGTTCCTAGTGAACAACCTTGAAGATGTAATCGATCTGCTACGCAAGACACAAGCGAAGATTGACCGAGAGGTACAGTTCAGCGCACGGGAGCGGTTCTGGTCAGCAGTGGCAGCATGCAACATCACGGGTGGGTTGATTGCGAAAAGTCTTGGTCTGCACGAGTACGACATGAAGGCAGTGTACGCATGGTTAAGAGACATGCTCACGCAAATGCGCGAAGAGATTGCCCCGCCGACTAGCTCCGCTGCGGCGATCATTGGTGACTTCATCAACACCAACATCGGTCATATTCTTGTTGTTAAGGATGCGCTAGATGCACGAACCAATCTAGCGGCTGCTCCGACGTTGGAACCCAAGGGAGAGTTAGTCATACGCTACGAGCCAGACACAAAGCACCTGTACTTGTCAGCGGGTAAATTCCGAGAGTTTTGTGTGGAGAGGCAGATTAGCTATCGCAGTACGCTGAATGAGTTAGCCAAGATGGGTCTGTTCAAAGACGCACTGAACAAGCGTATGGCGAAGGGGATGCAGCTAGACTCACCTGCTGTGAGGGCACTGCTGTTTGATGTTTCAGGCTCAGAACTACTACAAGTTGGTGGTAACGATGATAGTGGCGAACATCCAGTATCGGATTGATTGGAGCAGGTTCCGCAAAGGGCAGTCGTTTTTTGTACCCTGCATCGACTCCGAGGAAGCTAAGCGAGCGGTACGAGCCGTCACCAAGCGGCTCGAAATTAAAGTACTTATGAAAGTAGTCGTAGAAGATGGAGTAAAGGGTTTACGAGTGTGGAGACTTTGATGTATATTGGCATCTGTTCTCCTTGTTGTGGATGTTAGCTCCATTCATCCTTCCCAACTTACCCCGCGCAATGCGGGGATTTTTTTATTTGCTTTTGCTGGTTCCTGAGACTTCAACATCAGGCTTACGTTTTTCAGCCATCTCTTTAGCTCTCTTTTCAAGCCGCTCGGCTAACTTGTCAGCAGCTTCACCCACAAGAGACACATTCTTCTCGGTGAGCACAACACCAGCAACAGCTCCCTCTCTACGCTTCAACTTACCTTCAAGCGATTTAACGATCGTATCTTTAGTAATAGCGTAGGACGGGTAGTGGCGATTGAACTTGCTTACTTCATCCTCAATAATTTTATCGAACGCTTCATCCCCTTCATCGGTTTCCTTTTTGTACTGCACGTTCAAGCGCGTCAAGATTAGGTTACGTTTGTTAAGGATCTTCTGCTCGACACCGTTGAGTTTGAAGTTGTTGACCTGCGTTACTGCGTTGATGTCTGGATTGAAACCAAGCGCACGACCGACTAGCTCACCAACCTTGACGTTCTCTTTTGCAACTAACAGAGAACCAGCAGACGTTTTAATGCCTTCGTCCATCATTTTGTTAGCCATGACCCAGTTGCGAATACCCGCAGGAGCCATACGCTCGAACATCTTTTGGTAATCACCCTCGGTATAGGCTTGGTATGCGTCGGCTAGAGAGAGGCCCATACTTGCAGTCGGCCCCATGTTGTCCACCATAAACGCAATTGCCGAGTCCCTAGCAGTCTTGGTCTCTTTGCTATCCCTACCCCACATATCATTGAGCTGCGTACGAGAAGCAATATCCCAGCCAGTGAGAGCATTGAAAACACCACGATCTACAATGTCAGATACAAGCACACCGCCGATAGTCATATCACCCAAGTACTCAGGTATGAGCACGGTACGGATATAAGTTTCGAGATCCATCTCCCGCAACTCTTTGGGCCAGTCATCCTCATCAGACATTTGCCCCCACATCCAGCCAAGTATGCCCACAACAGAACTAAAGAAGGCCATTCCAGGCACACCAGATACTAACGCAGACATACTGAGCACACCAAAGAACTTTTTAATTGCAGCAAGTCGGCCTTCGTTGTCCAGAGGAACAATCATGCGTTTGAAGTTAGTGCCAAGCAACAGCGCCATTTGCAGGGGGTACATCTTGAACTGGAACAGAATCTTGCCCAGACCCTTCTGCATCCACAACGGACGGTTGGCTACATCGTAGTTACCGAGTGCCTCATTAACATCCGCAACAGCGTGTCGAATTGCTTCTTCGTGCGTAAGCCCACGGTCACGACCCATGCGGTAAGAGGCAAGATAAAGAGCCTCTCGGGTAAGACGTTCTACGTTATGTAGTAGCCCAGCCGTAAGTATGCTTCCAAGTCTGGCACCTTTAGCAGTAATACTGTCGAATTGGTCAGTCGTTACAGCTTTGTATCCAAACACAAGGGATGAGTACGTTGACTGCTCAACTCCAAGCTCAACCATGTCGGCTACCGCACGACGCTCATCGGGCTTTAACCCTTTTGCATTTGCTAGGCTTGGGGCTACATAAGAGGTAGTACCGTCTGGATTACTTCTGACCACACCGTACTGATTCACAAGCGTCAGCATCTTGGATACTTCTTTGATCGCCTTAGCCATATTGTTGTGGTTTGCACCAAGCACAGGTACACCCGAGATCAACAAGCTGAATGGCTGCACGAGAGCAGAAGATATACCCGTCATGTAGTAGAAGAAAGAAAGTTTGTTTGCCATACCCGCTATGGCATCCGTTAATCCACCTTCTTGCCCCGCTAGTGCAGCGTTGGCCCGACGCTCAGTCTCATCAACAAACGGAGAAAGCTCTTCGCGCTCGGCGATCGAATCTTTTGCAGCGGAAAGAGCAACACGGATCTTTGGCGAAAACTCCAAACGAGCAAGCTGAATACCCTGCTTGGCGGCAACCGACGCTATGTTTTGGGTCAGATCAACACTGAAACCAATCCGACCTTTACGATGAATGAACTGCCTACGGAAGCTCTGCTCCGGCATCGTGGTTAGATACAGTTGGTAGATCGAATCTTTTAGAGCTTCTCTAGCAGCAATAGCTTGTTCGCGCTGGTCTTCCTCAGTCACACCACTAGATACCGGTGCAAAATCGCCTTGATCGATAGCGTTGAAGATAGCCTGTAACAACGGGGATGAGTCCAACGAATCCCTACGCAAGTCGCGTATGTTGTTACCCAGCTTAAAGTTATTTGTATCTATCTGCTCTTCAAGCGGGTTTTTGCTAGTTGGGTTTAACTCCGCAGCGAGTATTTGTGCTGCTCGGTTACGGGCACCACGAGTCTTGAATATGTAGAACTCAGGCTGATCCGCATACAAACCTTTCTCAACACGCAAATAATATTTACCGTCTGGGCGAACCAACGGAGCAAAAGGACGGATGCGATTCTCGGTTTCAAAGGTCTTACGAATCAGCGCCATCAGGTTAGTCTTAGTCTCTGGGTTGACCCCCTGAAGGTTTTGAATCTGCTCATCAAGCAGATTGCTGTAAAGGTTGATTATCGATTCGTAGTAATTAATGACACGCGAATACAACTTCTTGCCGACATCACCGAGAGCTTCAAACTTACGATCAAAAAGTGGATTGCGTGTCGGCAGCTTGGTATCTCTTGGGTCGTACTCGGCAAGAGTCGTCTCAGTAATAAGATCTTCTAGCTTAGTACGCAGTGTCTTATCTGTTTTGAACCCACGTTTTACTTCTTGAATAAGCGTAGCGGCACCGCGCATAAACTGCTGAGACGTGCCGAGCATCTCGCTAATAAGATCGTTTACTTCCCGCAGCCGAGGAACATCCTTTTGCGCCCATCTAGTTAAGAAGTCGAGCGTAGGCATACGCACGAAGGCAGTCTTCGCCGCATCGGACATATTGTCCCAAACTTCTTCGATGTATTCGCGCACTGCACCAGGATCTCGGGCAAGCTGCGAGAGCTTCATGCCTTCGGCTAACTCAGTCCCATTACGAGACCTGAGCACAACCTGCTCGGCTTTCTTCTGCTCGCGCAACATGCGCTTCAGCGATTTCTTTTCTATTTGCTGAGGCTCAGGCCCAAACTGCCTTTGTGAAAAAGCCTTTAGCCCTTTCTCTGCTATACGCATTCCAGGGGTCTTAGGTGCCGTAAGTAATTTGTCAGTGATGTCGATTAGGTTGGAAAGCGCAGTTTGCTTATCTGGGCCGAGGCCAAAAGCATTTAAAATAATCTTAACGAAGTTAGAAAACCCATTTAGTTGTTTTCCAGGTAAATTAACCAAAAAGAATTGGAAAACATCATCAGACATTCCATACGCCAAAAATTCATTTACATTAGTAAATATTTCAAACGTACCATCTTCATTTAAAGTGCTTTCTACAACTCTACGTAATTCTGTAGATACTTTACCTTTGTCTCTAAGGTATAAATAAAAATCACCTGACCTAGTAGCTAACTCACCAAGATCCCTAATAAGCGCTCGCAGTTTTGAATCTTTACGGTCGCCCATACTTGCTGCTGAGCCAAGTGCAATCTTTTGTGATGTAGCAGCATGCAGAGCTTCATGCAGTACAGTTGTATTGTTAACACCTTGATCTTTACCAAAACTTTTACCGCGCACGTAGATTGCTCTATTTTCAGGGACATATATACCCCGAGCGCGATCCCAAGCCTCTCGATTCTTTTCGAGTACAGGCGGTAGTGCGTCACCTACCTCTATGACAACATACTTAACACCATTGAGGAACGGACGAAGCCTTTCGGCTAATGCTTTTTCAAATGCATCGCCTAGCTTCGCTACGAAAGTCATTGCTTGGACGGCATTTTTTGCCGTCGATAAACCTTCCTCTGGAGGGCCTACGTTGGATTCAGCTTTAGACGCTAGGACTTCTTTTTTCCTAACCGCTTCACGGTTGGCATCCTCTTCCTTGATCTTCTTGCGGAAGAAATCGAGAGCTTGAGGGCTGAGCCCCAACTGCTTTATGGATTCTTTAATCCGTTTACCGACTGCCGTGCCGCGCAGGTTTGCATTTGCATCCAGGCGAAGAAGCTGTTTAATAGCCGATTCGCGCAGGTTGCCCCGCTGCTCTTCGATAGCTTCCCGTGACTCACCCTTTGCAGCAAGCGCAGTGATAAGTGCTTCATCTTCAATATCTAAAGCCGATGTCTCAAGATCCTTTTGGGCTTTTAAAAGCGCACGGTCAGCTCTAGCCTTTTCAGCCTGAACAGTTCTCTTTTCCGCTGCTTTCTTCTCAGCTACATCAGGAGCAAGTTTTTTACGCCCGCGACCAGTCTTCTTTCTTATCTCTTCTGAAGAAGGGAGCTGAGTGATGAGGGGGGGACCGACAAACTCTTCTGTGGCAGGTTCTGCCACTTTTGTTCCTTCAACAGCCTCTGCTGTTCCCTCTTCTTTTGCTTGCTTGGTTTCGGTGGTTTCAGCGGCACTTGGTATTTCCTCTTGTGTAGTGCTTGGTTCAGTTACGGCTTCTTCCGTTAATGCAGCGGGCTGCGCCTCTTCTCCGCGTACAGGTTGCTCAGCAGGTTCTCCAGGAGGTACCACTCCACTTGGTTCAGTTTCTTCAGTTCGTCCGGTATCAAGAGTTCGTTCTGGTCGGCCAGATACTTGAATGCTTTCTCCAATTGCTGGGATGACAGGTCCTGCAACGCGCTGTTCACCTTCTTCTGCACGGGCTTCCTCCTCAGCTTGTCTCCGAGCAACTGCTAGGGCTTGATCCGACGGCATACCACCCATCATCAGATCTTGCGCAATTTCATCGGCACGGTTAGTAACAGGCCCTGTAGCTATTTCAGAAGCCGTTTCAACAATCGAATCATCCACTTCTCGGGTGGCAACCGCAATAGCACGAGACTTAGTAAACCCAGAGAGTGCTACTAATTCTTCCGCACGAGCATTGATCATCGCCTGCCGATCGGCTTGGGCTAGTGTTTTTGGTTCAACCTTTTGCTCTTCCGTACCGATAGCGGGTTCAACTTTTTCCGCAGCTTTTTCAGTATCTGAGATCGTCGGCTCACCTTTGGGTTTAGCTTGTTGTTCTTCAGCTTCCCGCCTTTTTAATTCAGCCGATGCTTCAAGTATTTCTTTTGCGGTTAGATCAGGAGTGATAGCACGTTGCGCAGGTCCACGACCAACATTTGTAGCTACCTCAGCTACACCACCAGGAAGCTCGGCTACACCTTCTAATAAAATATCTAGAGGTTTGTATTCACCAGTAGTGGCTTGTGCTGTAGCCTCACCCGCCATACCCCCGCCAATTTGCACTCCAGCTTCTTTAGCGCCAGCTTTTGCTAACCCTTTTTTAGTAGCCTGTTTACCAGCAGCCTCAAGTGCTCGGTTGTATGTGCGAACAAATCTTCCCGCAAACCCAGCAGTTAGCGCATCAAAAGCAGCTATAGGAATACCACGCTTCAAACCACGATCACGAGCTTCTTCGATAACCTTCGGGTCTTCAAGTGCTTTTCGTACAGCAAGAGGATCAGACAGCTCTACACCTTGCTTACTTAAAACTTCTCCAAGAGCGTTAGCGTATTCAGAAGCAAATGAAGTAGCGCCCGTAGCAGCAGCCGCACCACCAGGACCGCCTAACATACCAGCAGCTACAATTTCAGGTACGTTTGATAAAGAAGGAATAACAGATTCAGCAACCAATGCTGCAAGTGCTTTCCAATTTGACGGGCTTATAAGGGCTTTGGCTACCCCCGCAGTATCGCCAGCTTCGTTGAGTTCGTTAAGACGAGCTATCCCAGCTTCGACATCTCCAGACGGACGAGCAGCCTGCATTTCACGTTCAGTTTTACGAAAACGTTCAGCAGCTTCAGCAGCATCAATCTGCCCTGTTTGAAATCTACGCGCAGTTTGCTCACGTCTTAGTTGAGCCATACCCCGACGACCTACGTTAGCAATCTCTTGTGCTGCCGTCGGTACAACTTCTTTCATGGTTCCAGGTAACGCAGCTTGCTCTTCTCTAGAGATAGGTGCCATCGCTCCTGTTTGGAACATAGGACTTTGACGAGTCTGCCCATGCCGAGTGATTTCATTCCAATCAATACCAGCTTGAGTAGCTTGCGCTTTTAATCTTTCAAGCGGAACACCTTCTTCCGCTAGGTTCACAAAGTCGTCTAGTAGTTCAACCTTGTTTTTATAAGCGGGAGCTGCTGGTTTTTCCGCAGGGGCTACTGCCGCACCACCAAACTGTTTAGCAAGGGCGGCGAAGTCTGTAGGTGGAGGAGACGCGGCAGAACCTCCAAACTGTTTGGCAAGGGCAGCGTAGTCCGTTGCCATTACTGAACACCCGCAGCTTTTTTGAAGTCGTCAGCTTGTTTTTGAGTCGGAAAGAAATACGTAACCCCACCAGCGGTAGCCGTAAATTTCCCTGTAGCAGCGGGAGTTGTTGGCGCAGTTGATGCAGCGGGTTTAGCGCCAGTAGTTAGTCTTGCTGCGATATAGTCTCTTCTGGCTTTTGCACTATCATTATTAGCCGCTTTAAGTAATGCCTCGTATTCTTTTCGGTTAAGAAGTTTTAATTCATCAAAAGCTTTTCCTAACTCAATAGCTTCCCTAGACTCTACTTTTGCCCCTTCAACAACCTGCCTAGCCCCACCAATATCTGAAGTCCGCATACGATCTGCGGCACGGGCTAAAGCATCCCTCTTCTGCCTGTTTTCTTCAGTGGGATTTTGTTCAAACGCAATCTCCGCAGCCGCTAGCTGTTCGGCTAATTTAGGCCCAGACCCAGGACGTGGAGGTGTCGGAGGTTTAGTGGCTTGGAGAGCACGTACGTTAGCTCTGCCTTGCGCTTCTTCAAGCTGCATCCTAGCCGTTATAGCGTCTTTCTGATTCTTACGGTAAGACTCAAGTGCCGACAGAGCCCCACGCATATTGCCTTGCTTCTCTTTACGTTGGGCATCCATGTAATCAAACTCCATGCGATCAAGCGCACGTTGTTCAGTTTGCTGTGCCCGTTTAATTGCACCAAGCCCTTTACCTAAAACTCCACCTGCGGAAGTAATTGCACGTAGAGCACCCCCAGGTTGCTGCGCAGCGGCAGCAGCTTCAAAAAAGGCACCGGCACGTTCGTACTTATCTCCACTGCCAATTTCACCACGCCGAGTTTTTAGAGCTTCGAGTGCTTTGGGGTATGGACTTTCTGTACCACCTTCTACCTTAGTTAAATAATTCTTAATGAATTCATTTTGTTGTTCAGGAGTTAAATCTTTAATCTGGCTTGCGTACTGTTTTAGTCGAGAGTTGCCCGCAAGTATTTCATTAAGTAGACGAGTCCTCACGGAGCCTAAACCTTTAGCCTCATCTTCAGTAAGCGCAGGATTTTCTCTGGTTACTTGACCTTCATTTTCATCATCGTCTTCATCTCCAGAAAAAGCGACAATTCCTCCAGGAGCAAAACCTTGTGTAGGTGCTGGCATGGCGCTAAGACCGGCAGGTTGAATGGCTTCCTGTACTAAAGAAGGACCACCTTTTGGAGGAGCATTTTGACCCGCCATCGCAGAACGCATGGCAGCTTCTTCTTTAATGAGCTGAAGGGCTCGGAGTGCAGTGAACGCATCGAGGTTAGGCACTTGGCCTTGACCGAGCACCGCTTGCTGAAGAATCGTCGGGTTTGTTTTAAACCGCTCGGCGAAAATCGAAGCCTTATCGATTGCCATTTTTACCTCACACCATTGTGTTCAATGCAATAGCACCCAAGCCACCGCCCCTGAGTCCTTCGTTTTCATCAATCCTACCGCCTTCTGCTTTTAAAAGCGAGGAGATACCTGCCGCACCAAGCCCAAGAGACGTTAAATTCTGGATGGTTGTCGGCGCAGCTTGATAAACCGTCGATCCCTGTGCAGACAGAGGTACACCCCGAATGATGTCGGACATGAACGCAAGCTGCTTGTAGGGGTAGTTTAGATAGTTTTGGTAGTCTTGGTACTGCTGGTTCAGGATATTTTGCGCTTGCTGTTGCTGCTGTAGGCCGTACTGAGCTTGAAGCTGGTTGATACCGAGGTTCTGCCCATACTGAGTTTGGCCTAAGTTGCCTAGCTGACCAGCCGCTTGAAGCGCAGTCTGTAACCCTTGAAGGCCGAGCCCCGCACCAAACTGACCTTGCTGTGCGTTGAGTTGAGCAGCAGCTTGACCGAACTGAGCCTGTTGTCCCGCCGCACCCATTTGTTGACCGTAACCAAACTGCCTAGACTGTTCTGCTTGTTGCTGTGCAGCAAGTTTTGCTTGTTGGTTTGCTAGCGCAGCTTGTAGGCCGAGTCCAGTCTCAGTGTTGAACTGCTGCATGGCTTGTTGATACGCAGCCGCATCGATACCGCCAAGTTGTTGTTGCAGTGCACGATTACGCTCTGAACGCTGAATAAAGTCTCGGGCACCACCAAAAGCCCCCGATCGAACTGCACCAGCTTGGTCGGCTAACCCAGCAATACCTGCTTGCCTCTTTGCCTCTTGCTTCAGAATGTCCGTGTAGGGGTTCATGTACCGCTGAGCAACCCCCGCATCAGTAAACGAGCCCGTACCAACCTTGTCCGTAGCAAAAGACCCAGATTGGTAAAGATCAGGACGCGAGTACTGATTAGTTACAGGGTTGTAGGTGTAAGCGGTATTAAGCGCCCCAAGTCCTGCAAGCCCAGCCAAACCCGTCGCATCAGAAAGCTGAGGCGCAGTCTGCATGAGTGCTGCGTTTTCAAAAGCCTGCTGTTGGAGAGGAGAGAACTGAGCAACACGATCCCCTTGATACTGCATGTAAGGGTTCTGAGTAACATCAGTAAGCGCAGCAGTTTGCCCAAGTAAATCTTGGGCATAGGGAGAAATCTCAGGGGCAAAGCCAATCTGAGTCTGTTGAATTGCGGTCGGGATAGGGTCAGCCATGCTGCAACTCCTTAAGCAGGGAGATATTTGTCGGAGCTGCTGTCTTTAGCGACTTTGCCTTTTCCGACTGTTTTACGGCGGGCTTTCTGAACCCGATCCATCATTTCGTATAGTTTTCTAGCACCAGCGTTTGTGGAGCCGTTTCCAAGTTCTGAGACGATACGAGCAGGGACTACGAATTCACCGTCGGCCAAACGCGCTGGACGGTTCTGCCCAATAACCGCAGGGATAGAATCAGATACCCCATCACCAGGACCGCGCAGCAACCTACCGCCGTCAGAGTAAGAGCCAAGGTTATAAGAAAGACTCGAAAGCCCTCCTTCAGCAAATAGTCCACCATCCGCTCCACCTTCTACTCTTTCCTCGGATTTACTTTCGGCACCACCAGCTAACTCTTTTTTCATCTCTTCAATTAACTTACCAGCAGCATCGTAGTAGTTATTGTCAGCACCACGATAGCGGTTATCAGCTTCACGAACAGCAGTGATAGTTTTACCGTCTTTGTCTTTAGTCGTAATGATGTTGGGTTGGTAGTTGGGGTTAGCGACATACTGCTGCTTGCTTGTATCCCACGTATATTTGTTCTGATACGAAGGACGAGGCATACCCAAAACAGACTCAGCATACGGACGCATAATCTCGCCCGTCGGTGTAACAGGACGTAGCGGATAAGCAGCACCAGCTTTACCCATCAAGTAGTCATAAGCAGATTTAGACCCACCAGAAGTTTTATCGTACCGTGCTAAGAAATCAGCATAAGACGTAGGTACGGGTGACGTGTAGCCCAGATTCCCACCACTTTTTGTATACGCGTCACGTACCTGCTGCATACCCGTAAACCCACCTGCCGGACGATCAGGGATATTAGGCATTGTAGTAATTGTGCCGTTGGGGTTGAGTACAGCTACATCGCTACCACCAACACCAGGAGCTAAAGCAGTTTCAGGAGCCTTACTTATTACAGTAGGTTCGGATACGCGAGTGAGTTCTTCCGTGATAGGCACACAAGCATTTTTAACTGCATCGAATACGTATCCAGTCGGACAATTTAAAGAATTAAACCCACCACCATATTTGATAGCATCTTCTTCAACAGTTACAGGTTTAACTTCATCGATAACAGCCGTACTTTCACCAATAACAGGTTTAGTTACAGGAGGAGGGGGAGGAGTAACTTTAAAATAATCTTCTACCGACTTACCTGTAGCACGTCGAAAGTCAGCTTCGTTTAGCGCATATTTTTCAAGTTCCGCCCTAGCTTGCGCTTCATTCATCTGTGGGTTTTGTTGTAGGGCGTAATTGATATTACTGCTGATACCGGCCAACCCACCATAAGTTTCAGGTGTGTTAGCGGTAGGCCCTATGTTTTTGTTAGTAAGCGCATATACATCCGCGCCGGAAAACAAAGCAGGATTAATTTGTTGTGCTCTAGTAAGGTCCGCAGCAGAAATGCCGTACTGGCTCATGGCTGCTTGAGCTTGATCATAAGTAAGGTTGGGGTTGGTTGCTATGTAATTAGCTATGTTTTTGTAGTATTGCTCTTCTCCAATACCACCTTCACCGGTTGCATATCTAAGTCCTTCGGATATACCACCATTAGCCATACGAACAACCGGTTCGTTACGGTACATCAACCCCATCAATCCACCGTCGGCAACTCCACCTTCTGCCATACCAGGAGGGATACTGTAGGGAAACTCACGACCCGCAGCCTCTTCAGCTTTGACCGGAGGAAGTGCAGTGTACTGTTGAGCGTAGGGATCGTAGGTGTACGGACGAATATACGCAGTCGGCAAAGTCGTCTTTGTTTGAGGTAATCCTTTTTGGACCGCCATATCTGCAAAGACCGGAGACGCCGCAGCAGCACCAGCCATCAACGCAGCCCTACCTCCACCCATTTGAGAAGCAAGTGAACCAAGACCGCCTTCACCAGTAGCAGCCTGAAAACCCCGTTGCGCTATCGCTTCTGGACCTAAAGCTGCTCTTGTAGCCGCAAGTTGTTCGGGTGTGGCAGTTGCCCCCATTAATTTAGCTATTTCGGGTTGTGACAAACCAGACATATATTCACCAGACGCAGCTATAGCATCTGGACTAACCAACGCAGACATACCTTCGCCTGTAAGAGCCTTAGCCCCTAACCCTTCCACTGCACCACCAAACTGAGCACCACCATAAGCACCAAGTCCAGCCATGATGCCTTTACCCAAATCACCAGTACGTAGGGCTTCAACACCACCTACTAGCAGACCTGTACCGACAGCGCCGCTTGTGCCAATCATGGAGCCAATAGCAGAACCAACACCAGGAGCAACCAAGTTAAGGCCGAAACCAATAAGCGCAGGTAGTAACGACTTCAGGAATCCAGCTTCAGGGAGCCCAGTCTCAGGATTGATTGTCAGTGACCCACCGTGTGCTTTTGCAAGTGCTTGCAAACTGCGAACTTCTTCCGGGACCATGTGAACAAGCATGGTGTCAGGACCTCGACCCTTCGAGGCTAATTCATTGGCGATAATGGCTAGGCTCATTGCTGCCCCTTTGAAACAATTTTGATCATTTTATTGGGTTAGGTCGTAGAAGGAAATAGACCCGACGCCATCTCCTTTAGTTGCACCAGATACAGTTCTTACACCTAGCGTATAAATATCGCTTACTCCGGCAATTGTCGCACCTAATTGAAGATCCCAGTTGTAGCCTGTAGCTGTGGAAGTATTTACCGTACCGCCACTGCCTGTTGATGTGACGTAATCTGTTTGAACAATCGTGCCGCCACTCATCGCTGTAGCGGCAACATCATAATCAACGTTGGAATCAGACGGCACAGTTGCCGCCCAAGTTGCCCCAGTAAGCGTGGTGTTTTTTATTAACGCCACTTCATAGTTCTGGCTAGTTAACGGTAAAAACTGTGTACGGTTGGGTAACACCACTGCCCCGGTGCGTCCTGAAGCAAGACGAATGGACACGATAGGATAAAACGCTGCCGTATCAATATTAGTAAACGATGTGGTGCGCCTTGCTACATGGTCAATAGAGGTCTGTTCAAACCCACCCTCAGAAACAACCGAGCAGCAAATCGCTTTCATGCTGGCCGCAACCGCAGACGTGGCTGAACTGATCTCATACCTAACCGGCAAAATAGCCGTGGTCATATAAACGTTGGAGATGTCGTTCGCATTGTTAAATGTATGACAAACGATGTACTGACCATTAATAATGAACCCACATCGGATTGACCCAACGCCAAGCCACTCAAAATCCATCCAGAGAATCTGCGCCTTGCTAGGATCAAGCGTCAAACCTGACTCACCTGTACCATCTAATTTGTCGCCGTTCCAATTAGCTTGGGTTACCGTTCTTGCATCAGATGCCGTACCTGTAACGTAAGACCGTAATACAAATGAATAGGTTCCATCCACTCGTTGGAAGAATACGCCGTTTTGGTCGTTGTAGTAACCAACCCGCTGCGTTAGATTTAAGCTTTGGCTGCTATCCATCACAAAGGTTGCAAGCACCAACAAGCCCTTCCCCGGCTGATAAGGAAAGGACCGATAAGACTGACGGGTAACCGAACCTACACCCGCACCTGTAACTTCCATCTTGACGGCTGCTTCATTAGGAAGAAAAGTAGTTGTACCGGTTCCTGTAGTTGATACATCAAATTGATTGTCGGCGGCATACCTATTCTGGCTATCAAAAAGAGAGTAGGGTTCGCTTACCCGTTGCCGACCAAACGCATCAAAATAAGTTCCGGGCAACGTGACCGTACCCGAAATTGGGAGTGTGGATGTAGTTGCCATAAGCCTTGCCAAAAAGTCATCAATACGATTGAAGTACAGACGTAAGACGTTGCTGTATTGATCTTGGAACCGTTGGTCCCATTCACGAGGAGCTAACGGAAGATTAGGCGCAGCAATCTTGTCTAGTTGGTATTCTGTAGTGACAACGAAACTCATGTTAGCGTCTGCCGTCTGGTCTGATGTCAATACGTGGCGCACCAAGCTGCCAAGTTGTATTGATTTGGTTGGACTCAACCTTGAAAATCATCTGCCTTCCACGCAAGCGTGTGAAGATCTGTCCGGTGAACTCTTCGGTAATGACGTAGGTTGCACTGCTGGCTACTTGCGCACTAGCAGACGTTACAGAACCCGAACCAGAGTTGTACAACCCGTACAGCGTCATTGATACCGCAGGGGAATCGCCACTTGGGGTGTTTTCGGAACTAGAAAACGTTAAGTCAGGCAGCACACGCCATACAAACCCAAAGTTGTGCCCGTCACCAATATCAAATTCAGACGAAGAGATGTTAGCTGCAAGGGCTACTTCAGTACCGGTTTCATTGTCGTTTAGACCTGATTCATGATTCACAATATTGTTGCTGTACGTAGCTGCAACAGGATAATCCCTCAAATCCGTATCAAGCCAAGCAGTACGGGCCATCGTACCAAAATACCAAATACGTTCTTGGTAGTTGTACACCACGTACTTGTCAACCGTCGTTGAATCAGCAGAACAATAAAACCACCAAACTTCATTAAAACCTTCGTTAGTCCCAGCGTAAACCTGCTGAAACTGTGCTTTGTTTATGTCACTAAATACATATCGACGTAAATCACAATTCAGCGTTTGCACACGACCGTCGTACAAATAAAACTTATCAATACCCATCCAATACACAATACCGGATGCAAGAGCTACACAGTTTTGCCCGACGATTGAAATGTTGTCACCAAGAAGCTGCGAGCCCCACACGTACGGAGGGCCGAGATACTGCAACGAATACACCGACGCATCAGTGAATACAACGATTTCCTGACGAGTTTGAATTGCAGTAATTATTTCTGACCCATGTGATAACCGTACCGACCCAGCTTGGTTTGTAGCGTTTGGTGTCCAGTTATACGGATCGTCTTGGTTTGACCAGCGAATCAGCATGGGGTCTTGGCTGGAACTACCGTAGTCATTAGCGCCATACGCAAAAATAAACCGAGAGGTATCCGATACAGAAATATAATTTTGTACTGACGGGACATCTTCTAAAAGAGACACATATGCATTTGTTGCTGCACTGCCTGTAGCATTTACAACGGCACCAGCAGAATCCAACAATTGGAAAGACAACCCATCGACGTTGTAGACGTAGTAAGTTGTACCCGTGCTTATTCCAGTCGGCAAATTTCCTCCAGTTGTGTAGTTAAACTGGATAGCCGCACCTTCGGTCAAAAGTAAGCTTGTTGCAGTTACAACAGCAGGAGAAGCAACAGGAATGGAAACAGCACCGTAAGTAGAAGAGGGAGTACGTAACAAATACCCTCTAGTTCCAGTACCTGTAGTTGCATCCCAATAATAAATACCGCCCCCACGAGGGCCAAAAATGAGATCTTCGCCGTAATTAGTTTGGCTCCACAACCTAATAGGAGCTAAAGTACTAGTACCAAACCCCCAAGTTCCAGACCCCCAAGTGCCCCCACCCCAGCCTACAATAGGCACAGCATAAGCAGCACCAACATTAATTTGATATGCGGCTTGAACCGAAGCACCACCAGTTACTCCGGCGGCTACAACAGAAGTGGTTGTGATGGTATATGAATTGGGGCCTACATAAGTTATTTCAAACTGCGCATTTAACAGACTTGCGTATGTCCCTGTAACTCCAGAAAAAGTAACAAAATCTCCATTGACTGCACCGTGCGCAGTGTCTGTAACTGTGACCGTGGTTGTTCCATTACCTGTAAAAGGGTCGGCACCAAGCGTTACAGTTTCGCGAATAGGAGTGATGTCGTAGTACGTACCACCACGCTCAATATAAAACTTAAGATTTGTACCTACACCAAGAAGGTTAAGCCCACCTAACGTAACCCAATTCCAAAGCGATCGGCAAACACCTAAAAATGTACTGGCAGATATGCGATTCCAACCGCCGATTACTTCGGGCGTGCCTTGACGAAAACGAACTTTGTCGCAGTCATACCAACCACCTTCGGTCGTATACCGAGTATTTTCTCGATTGACTCCAGGTTTAAAAAGTATTTTTTGAAGTGGCATTGCTTACCTCATCAAGGCAGCTTCGGCGGCACGGCGACGAGTAAGACCGGGGAGAACTCGACCCGCAGCTTTATTCCAGAGAAGGCACTGATCGGCTGCACCATCCCAATCTCCCGCATCAACCCGCTTTTTGAACGTGGAAACCCGATAGTTCCCTAAGCCGCAATTGTAAACCCATGAAGTAACAGCAGCAATGCGTCTGGGCAGTGCGGTTTGAATCTTTGGGGAAAACTTAAACAGACCCTGCAAAAAATAATCAACGTGGTGATCTAGCGCATCCTCACACTGCTCAATCGTCCAGACTGTGCCGGGATTAATCTCAGGGCCAGTGGCCCCCCAGCCGATTGTCCAAGGATGCCCACGGGTTCCGGGGTCGGGATAAGCCGTTACTCGTCCGTCAGGCAAACGCTTTGCTAGCCCCTCAAAGGGCTTGATCAGTACATCTTTGCAAAGCTTCTTTGCCTCTTCATTCATGACTTATTGTACTTTTCTATAGAACGTCCTACAAACCAGAACGTAAGCATCATGTTCAGCATGGCGAAGTCATCTTCGTCGTAGCTCTTGGTTAGCACCTCAGCCCAGTTAGCGTTGGTCTGGAAGGCAATCGTCAAGCCAGCAGCTTTAACAGCCACATATACGCCAAATGCAATCCAAGTAAGACCGGGGCGGGTAATAGCAGTGATAAAGCTAGCGAGCCAGCCAGCCTCTTTTGCAGTCTGGGCCTGCTCTTTAAATGCCTCTTTAATTGTGTCCATCTGTTGGATAGAGTAGTCAACATACTTCTCCTCCATCTTGAACTCACCCCGCATCTTCTCCAGATCGGTCTGTAGCTGGAACATGCTTAATTCATGGGCGCGTTCGTTCTTTTTGTCTAAGAACTTTAGGACTTCAGGGGCAAGCCGAAAGATGCCACCAAAGATGCTACCGAGTAGACCACCACCGAGTAACTCAAACATCAGTGTTCTCCATTCTTGTTGATCTCTTCCTTGGCACGTCTAGCCTCACGGTCAATCTTTTCTCCACGCAGCCGCCGGACGGTATCAATCTTTTCATCCAGCCGGATCAGGTCGTTGTCGTGCATCCGCACCCGGTCAATCAAAGATATAACTGACTTCTTGGCTGTTGAAAGCACCGGATCAATTTCCTCGGTTGACCACTTCCAGACGTAATACACCAGATACACAAGACCGCAGACTGCCAAGGTTGGGAAGCCATATTCTTCAATCAGTTTGCTGACATTAATGTCCATCAGTCTTTCCTAATGTCGTCTTTCTCGGCACGGGCTATCCGGTCGTAATCCGGCTCCAGCCCCAAGGAATGTGTAACCTTAATATCTATTCGTTGTAACTGGGTATTCATCGTTTCCACACGCTTTTCCAACTGAGTGATGATGCTGGAAATTGAATTGATGGAATTTGTGACCCCTGCCAAGATGTACTTTAGCGTCAGGTAAACAAAGTAACCACCAAGACAGGCGGAAGCAATAGGCAAACCCACACTATGAATAAACACAAAAAGATCAAGACTCATCGACCTTTGCTTCCAAATCAACTTTTACTTTGGTTGAGTGGGCCACTGAATATCCCAAGGGAAACCAGCTTGAGAAGGTACGTCACGCAGGGCTTGACGGTAAGTTGCCCATACAGCTTTGTCTACGGGTGCGTCAGCCACTTGGGTCCAGTCGGTTTCGGTGAGTCGTTTATTGCGGTCGTCGCGTACCGATTTAGCTTGCTCGGCGTCTTTTCGAGCTTTATATGCAGCCTCTTGTTCGGCAGCAGTTGCGTCTTCGTTATCGGTAAACACCGGACCCAAGACATATTTCGTATGCCACTTCCCACCGATTTGCTCAACGCCCCGCCGCATGGAGAATTGGTAATGGTCTGTTGGCGTGGCTTGCGGACCCTCAAAAACAATATCCGCACCATGAGCATTAATCCACTCTTCAGTCTGCGGCAGTACCGTGATAAGTTCGCTTGGGTTTTGTTTGAGTAGTAACTCTCTAAATTCATTCCAAAACATCACCGCGCCGGTTGCGCGTACCCTGATTTCCATAACAACTCCTTACGCAATAGCGAGGAAAATATAAGTACCACCGTTGGCATTTAAGCCAGCAGGGGCGGCGGCTGTGACTTGGAACCCAACGCTTGTGGTATCGACGTAGTTGGTGCCGGTGACTTCAGCGGCGGTCGTGTTTAGGAACAAGTAAGGATCATTGCCACTGCTAATACCCCGTGCGCTGTCGTAGACGTACCAATCACCCGTTGAGTCAGTGCGCTTGATCAGTACAAATCTTGCGCCCCCCGTGAAGCCGCAATTGACTGTTTGCAGTGCGCCAGTGCCTGTGTAACTACCCACTTTGGATACGCCAGCGCAGGTAGCGAAGAGGTAGGCGACATAAGTGTTGCCACCTTCGTTGCTTTCATCAGCATTGCCGGGATAGAAAACAGTCGCAGTAGGCGTTGCATTAACAAAAAATGAATCATTGGCTACAGCGGCGGTAGTGTTTAACACCAATTTTTTGTTTACCCCAAATGCACTTGAGTAAACTCCCCATGCTCGGGCGGCTCCTGTTCTTGTTTTAAAAAGCATCAATTCAGGAACAGCACCCAAATTATGATTTAAGGTAGCGTAAATTCCCGTCCCCGTATAGCACACCACATCAAAGAAGCTGGGGGCACGGCGTAAATTCCACATGATGTATGGGCTGTAAGCCGGGGACGACGGGTTGTTCCAGTCGCCCTGAACTCCGATGCTGGTATTTGAAGCGAAACCAACTGTATTGTTTACACCATTGCCGCTGCCAATGGTTTGTTCTAATGCCGAGAGGTTTGTCAACACATATTTTTCTTTGCCGATTAGCCTGTTGCCAATGCGCCGATCTGTAGTGCCGTCTTGTCTCGATGTTTCGATGAAAGCATCAACCGGGAAGTTGGTGGTCAGCGTTTGAATTGTTGTTGTCCCAGTACCGCTATAGGCATTTGGACTAAACACACTCGTCCCGCTCGTCGGCACTTTCATCGGGCCACGGCGGATGGCGACGTAGATGTATGTTTCTCCGCTTTGGTTATATCCGGCACTTCCACTGCCAAAACTAAAGCCAGTCGCCGTTGGTGAAACGCAGGAGGCGGCACCAAGAATGGTTTCTGTCCCGGCTGTATTAGCGTATAGCCTAGCAGTCCCGTCAGTACCGACAGTCATTCCACGCATTGAATCAAACAAATACCAATTCTCTGCGTACAGCGTACTTTTAATGAGTAGCCATTGAGGTTCGTACCCGAGATTAATTGGATTCCCCGCTGCACCGGAGCCGTTATAAGACCCACACGAAATCACATTGTCCGAACCTGTCAGGCCAAAGCCACCTGCATTGTGGGCAAAGAGGTAGGCGATGTACGATCCGCCGTTGGCGTTGACTGTGCTATCAGTACCAAGACTGAACTCGGTTGCTGTTGGAGTTGTGCTGTTCCAGCGTGTAGTACCAGTAGCCGCTGCTGCGGTGTCGTTAAGTACTAAGTACTGTGTGTTAGCTAGGCTGCGGTGATAGACCTGCCAATTTGAACCGACATTGATTCGTTTAACCATAATGCAACCGGGAACAGAACCAAGATTGTGAGCGATTGTGCGGTTTGCCCCGTTACCTGTGTATGACACAATGTCAAAAAACTTAGGCTGCTCACGAAAGGTCCAAGAAACGTAAGCATCTGAGCTTTGATTAACAGTCGCATTGTTAGTGCCAATACTAAATCCCGTAGTATTAAACGCACTAAGATACAGATTAGTATCAGCAGCGTCAGGTAAGTTAGACGAAAGACGACTACTGCCGCCTCTAACGGTATCGACCAGTGCGTGATTAACTACGTTTGTCCTGTCTTTCATCCATACCAACCCACCCTTGGTAGACAGATCAATCCCGTTGGTGATCGTTTGCGTGCCGCCGTTGCCGGTGTAGAGGTACGTCGAAAAAAGTTCTTCGATGTAAACAGGTATGTAATTAGAAGTACCGTAAAAATTTTGAACACTTATTTGCCCACTGGTAGGTACAGCACCATAAGTACCCGTAGTCCCAGAAGGTACAAGACCACCTCCAGCATAATATTCATTTAACCCGATTGGATTACTGCCGCCAAACTCGGTTTGAATATCAGAAAAAGTAAGGGGGCCAGAAGAAGGAAGTGTCATGTAAACCTCTTATGGGGTACCGTAAGCAGTTACGTTATCAGCAGAAATAATAGCGCCAGCACTGGAAATACTTAATACCGTTGTAGCGCCATACTTAACTATTAATTTACCGCCAGATTCTTCAACTGTGAAGTTGGTTGTGGCTAGTTTAGTGGCATTGGTTGCGTTGGTAGCGTTGGTTGCGTTTGTAGCTGTCGTTGCCGTGGTAGCACTTGATGCACTTCCACTAATTGATATAGGCCAAGTACCTGTTGCATTAGTACCTGATATAGCTGCCGCACCAATCGTATTATAGGAAATAGTCCTTGCTGTCGAACCATTAAAAGTCGTACCAGAAGCATCACCCGAACCACTATTATTAAATGTAGCCGCAGCAGTGGTTGTTCCGCTACCTGTAGCAGAAAGCGTACCAAGACTAAAACTTACCCCAGACCCAATTGTTACGTTACTGAACCCGCCGCTACCGTTACCATAAAGAATAGAGGTACCTGACGTAGCCGGAGCATAATCTGTACCCGCAGCGGCGTTTGAAAACCCACCGGATCCATTACCTTTTAAAATAGAAGTGCCCGAAGTAGCCGGAGCATAATCTGTACCTGCAACAGCATTTGTAAACCCACCTGAGCCATCACCTTTGAGGATTGACGTACCAATTGGTGTAGATGAAAGCTTTACAAAGTCGCCTGAAGAAGTGCTGCTGTTCCAAGCAATAATGCACTCTTCGCCGGAAAGGATAGTAACTCCGGTAGTCGGCGAAGTTGGACCGCCACGAAAACAGATTGATCCTGTACCTGCGTTAATAACAGCATATATTTTGCTAACTTTGGGTGCATTGATGTAGCGGAGTGTTGCCCCATTAGATGCAGTCCATTTAATAACGGCATATTGCGAACTGTTAGCAGTAATGTTAGTACCAAGCGCATCGCCTTCTGTACGAGTCAACGTTTCATCTTGGTTAGTTGAAAAAACCGTAATACCAGCAATAGCAATATCAACGTATTCTGTAATACCGTAGTTAACAACATCACCCCACTGCCCATCGAGTTCACCCTCAACAGGCAATTGCAACCGCAAATATGTAGTTTCGCCAGTAGCCATTGCGTTTCCTTAGCGTAATCGGTCCACTTTATCAGACAATTCTTTTATGGCTTCTATGAGTAACGGTATAAGTTTTTCGTACCGTACAGTTAAGTACCTCTCATCAATAGGGGCGGGTACAACCACCTCC